TGATAGAAAAAATTGACCCGTTATTTATCGTCTCTTTAAAATCATTAAATGCTGGACCCTTTTCAGCTGTCATCGCGTCTATTAAAAAATCTTTATCTCCGTTTGTTTTAAAGTTCCTGAATGCTTCATCAGCATAATCAACAATTGTTTCACCTTTATAGTTTATAGATTTTTTTCCTATATCGTGTCTATATTGTGCAAAGTCATCAGTACTCATTCCAATCTCATCTCCATCTTCAGTCTTTAACATAATCTTAGTTGGCATATGAACAATATTATCATCCCAATCAAACGCATAATATTTCATATCTGGTGTATGTTCTGACTTAAATCCTTCTACTATTCTTCTCATATTGGCTAATAAAGGGGAAGATTAACTTCCCCCTTATATATTTTAAATATTCTCAAACGAAGCTCCTGTTGGAGTAATGAAGAATTCAATATCTATGAACTCTAAAGCCTTCGTTGGTTTAAGGTATATTTTACCTACTAATCTATTTGCATCTAAATCTTCAGGTGTTGAAGAAACTGTTACACGGAAATCGTATAAACCTCTATCTCTTCTAATTGAATCTAGGATTGGGTTAACACTATCTAAGAATTGTTGTCTAACTATTTGATCGTTTTGTTCAAACAATAATCTTACAGCAACAGCAGATATTAATTTACGAGCTTGTAATAATAATCTTCTTACATTTAATCTGTTCAAAGCTGAATCAGCAACTTGTAATGTTTTATTACCCCAAATTACAGTACCAACATCAGAGAAAGTAGCGATAGGGTTAATTCTACCTTGATACAATGTATCTCTATTCTCTTGTGTTAATTTTTGTCTTGCTTTGATTGAATTTACAAGACCTCTTGTGTAACCAGCTGATGCGAACCAAGGGAATGCAATATTATCTGTTAGAGCTAAGTTTCTACAAACTTCACCTGTAGCAGGTAAATAAATTTGTGTATTGTTTACTGTGTCTCTTGTTAAAATCCAAGGATAGTAAGTTGCGGTATAGTTTGAATCAATTCCTGTGTTGTCTAAATTATCAACAGCTTCCTGTGAATAGATAACATCATATTGACTTGAAGCATCTGCAGTAAACATATTATAGTCAGGAGTTGTTACAATATAAACTGAGTCAGCTCTTGAGTATTGAATCATATCAATAGCCTCTTCACATAAGTTAGAGTTATTAATATAATCGATACTTGCAGTTGCAAAAATATTAATGTTTGTAGATTCAGGGTTTGCAAAACTAAGGATACCAAGTAAGTAAGCGTAGTAGTCAGTATTTCCAAAATCTTGTGTGTTATTTTCTACAATAATTCTTTTGAACAAACCTTCACCTGTTGCATTTGGATATCTTGAAGAAGGATAAGCTCCTGCTAAATAACCACTTGAACCTAATTGGAAATTATCTGTATTTGTTCTGTGTTCTCTGTATATATCCCATCCGTCAAATCCACCCGCGAAACATACTGTATATTTTCTTGAGTAAATAAAATAATAAGGATTTTCTTGTGATTCAGGGTCGGACCTAAAATCAGCAGCACCACATTCAAAAGCAGTTTGACCACTTGTTTGGAAAGTATTTGAAATTGTTACAACAGTTGCTCCTGAATCCATATGGAAACCTTTACTTTGAACGTTCCAAGGTTCTGCCGCTTGTGTAGGGTTTGAAATCCAACTAGCTGGAGTTTGTTTTCCTTTATAAGTTAAGAATGATTCATCAACACCATATTGAGTTGAAAATCCTAAATAAGATCTTCTAACTATATCTCCAGCAGATTCTGTTGTATTAGCAGCCCCACCAAATGGAGGATTTGTAATAGTTTCACCTGGATAAAAATATTTTGTTTTATATTGAATATACGGTGAAGGATATGAAGAAAGATTTTCATACTCTCTTTGAGTATAACCACGGAATCCACAAGGAATTGCGTCTATAGGAAATCCATCTGCTAATTCAACCATAATATATTTTGAAATTAAAGCGTATTCACCATTTGAAGTTCCGATTTTAACACCAATGAAGTTGTTAGAACCTGGATCCATATTACAATTAGTGAATTTTTCAATTACAAAAGGAGTTGCATCTGTGTCGTAGAAATTTCTAACCAACACATCAAATGACATATTATTAAATGAAAGATTTGCTATTGAAACCTTAGTTTCCATATTTGCAGCATCTCCATCAGAAATTGATATAAACTTAAATAAGTTATAAACTTTATTACCTCTTAATTCTGAAACCAAATATGGAGTTTCAGGTGATTGGTATCTTTCTAAACTATAAGCAATTGATGTATTAGATTCACTTCTAGCATCAGGAAGATCGATTAATGAACAATTTAATCCTTTAATATAACCTTTTTGATATGCTATGTTTAATGACGCTTGATAAGATTCTTCAACAAATACAGGAACTGTATATCTTGATTTACCAAAGTTATCAACACCAAATACTTTTGTGATATATTTTGAAGAAGACGCCAACAATGAAGTTTCAAATTGGAAAGTATTATTATCATTAGTTACACCTGACAATAAGAATGTACCATAAGGGTCTGTACTTACACCAGAATATGAACCATTACAAACCATTGTTAAACCTGTTGTTTCATATATAGGCCCGTGATTTTCAGAATCAGCGTTATTTGTATAAAGAGAAATACCCCTTGAACGTAATGTAGCAACAACCATGTTGTTATATTCACTATATGCTGTTCCTGAGAAAGTATATATGGTACCTGATATTATTCCTGAATATGAATCGCCAGCTCCTGATACTACCGAACTAAGAATATAATCGAAAGAATAACCTGAATAATTATCCGCAGAGTAGTTATCAAAATTTGCGTAATACCAAGGGTCATTTAAACCTGAGCTTAAATCATTATATTGAATATCTCCATCTCCTGGTACTCCATAAACATTATTTAAGTTAGGGTAACTACCTGTTAACGAAGACCAATCTGAAGTTGGTATTGAACCATAAATTACACATGTGTTACCTGAGGCACCTAAAGTGTCAGTAATACTACTAATGTAATAATTAAAATCATTCTCTAAAGTTGAAACACTCCCATCACTCAATCTATATTGACTAGTGTAACTGTCCTGAATTGTTGCAGGTAAAGTTGAAGTGTTCAATGTAACAGTATTTGCAGAATTACTACCTACAAAAGTAGCAGTGAATACAGTTCCAACAGAAGATGGATTAAATCCAATAGTTAAAGGGTCAACGTTTGAAGTTACGCTGATTGTCCAAGAAGGACCCGCATCGTATCCTGATAATCCCAACACTCTCGTTACGAAAAGTTGGTTTGATTGTTGCAAATATGATTTAGCGATATAAGCCGCCTCATATTTTGGAATTTGTGTGTTCACAAATTTAACGGGTTCTGTTCCGCCAAAATAGGCTTGGAACTCATCGTAGTTAGTTATGAAAATTGGTTCAAAAGCTGGGCCTTTAATTGTTTCCCCAACTATTCCTAATGTCGTTACACCGACACTCTGAGCTACGAATGATAAGTCCGTTTCGGATGTGTATACTCCAGGTGATACGAATACTTTTTTGTTTGCTTGTGCTGTTGCCATTATTAATTAATTCTATTACAGATTTATTTTAATGATAAATATTCAAACTAACACAAAAAACTTGACTTTTAGATATGTATTTGTAAACGGTATGAATTTTTTCTACCTTTTTTCATACTATGAAAACAAAGAAGGAAATAAAGAACATAAAGATTTCACCTGAATCACACAACATATTGAAAATATACTGTGATAAGAGGGGAATTAAAATTTATAAATTTCTTGAGAATTTAATTATAGAAAAGTGTAAAGAGAAGAAAGATATCTATGGTGAAGGTTAAACAAGTTTGTTTTCAAACTGAATTACTGACTGTAAAGTATTATCTGTCTTAGTAACCTCTACCCTTAAAACATCATTAGTTGTGATTTGTATCACGTTAACATCACTACCATAATAATTGTTATTAATGTAAACATCATAATTTTGAACATTATCAGTATCAACCAAATTCATATTCGCAGTAAAGTCAATTGTGTCAACTAATATGGTTACACCAGAAAGAAAAAGAAATTTAAAATCAAACTCATCAGGATTTTTTGGAAACTTATTTCTTTTTTTATTTGGAACTCTTGTATCAACCTCAAATAATTGTGTAACTCTTTGAATTGCTGGCTTAACTTGAAATTCTTCTTCGTCAATCAAATAACCTAACATTGTAAAATCATAAGATTGAACATAATATTTCCTTGCCTCCATGGTCATTTGAGATTCGTCAGAAATATTATTCATAATAATTGGAACGTATTGTCCTTTAATGAAAGTGTATGCCTGTCTTGAAGAAAACTTTTGCATCACAATTTTATTCAATTGGTTAAGTTCTCTCATTCTATTACAAATAATCTTAACACTATAGTTGATATCAACAGGAACTGGTTGTGGTATTGTATAGATATCCATACCTTGTTCATTACCATTCCAAGTTGGAACTGAGGCATAATAGAATTGTTTTCTATTTGGTATTGTATATTGTAATGATGGATTGGTACCATACTTAACTTCAGGACTTCTAACAACTGTGATAAAAGGTGGGGATGGATTATAATCCAAATCAACAAACTTCCAAGTTTCTAAATATTGTGACCAGTTTTGTGTTGTAATTAAAATGTCCAACATTGGAACTATTTTTCCCGCAGTAATAACTTCAAGATCGGTCTTAACAAAATCTAACATACCCCTATCTAAATCTGCATGTAATACTGATTTTGGAAGATAAGTTCCATCTTTATTAATATACTCAAGAAGTTGTTCTCTTCTTTCGGAAAGAATTTTCTTTGGTACTAACGGTAATGTTTTTTTTATTTGTTTCGGAAATCCCATTATAATATTTTATTATTTTTCTTCATATTATATTCCTCTGAATTCATTTTCACTTACATACGTTGCCATGATAGTCCTATAAAAAGGCTTATAGCCTCCGTAACTGTGTTTGTTATCTGACCTTACATATCCATCATCACTTACTGAATAATATCTAACTCGGTCTTCTGTTTCATAATATCCTAAATAATCACCCATAAATATTTCAACCCCCAAATCATCAAGTTGTTTTTGATATAACGAAAACTTCATATTACCAGGTTCTTGTTGTTCAACTTTTGAACTTCCTAAAAATTTGTTGGTTGGAGCCATAACTTGAACAAGACCTTTCAATTCAACAGGAGCCAAAAATTGTATACCATCTTCTAATACTTCACCATAAACATCATCTGTTTTTGTTTTATATCTATCAATTTGATATAATATAACTGTGAAATTCATATCCCCTTCGAGCCACTCTTGGCCCATGCCAGTATCTAAAGTAAAATCTTCTCCACCAAAGAATTTTCCTAAACGAGTTATAGGCACTAAATTTTCCATATTGATAAATACTTTATTTTCACTTATATTTCTGTAAAATGTATTAATGAAAATTCAACCACCAAAAAAATTATATGTTTCTAATAGCCCAATACATGGGTTAGGTGTATTTGCATCTGAATTTATTATGTCAGGTGAAGTGGTGGAGGTATGTCCAATATTAGATTTGAAAATTCCAAAGGACAAAGTTTCATATGTATTACTTGATTACAGGTTTAATTGGCCACAAGGAATTGAGTGGGATAAACAAGTTATGCCATTTGGGTGGGCAGGAATATATAATCATT